TATCAGGATTCAGGGCATGGATGGGTTAAGATACATCTAGATAAGCTTAAAGCTTTAGGGATTGATAAGGATATATCTTACTTTAGCTATACGAGGGGATCTCATGCTTACTTAGAGGAAGATTGTGATCTATCTAAACTCTATAAAGCTTGCGAAGATAAAGGGATTGTCTTAAAACTAAGGGAGCACCACTCAAATAGAGATAGTAAGATCAGGAATTATCAATCATATTATTATGGTGATCCTAGATTGATTAAAGCGGTAGAGAATATTAGAGAGAAGATTAGAGAAGAGAATCAAACTTTAAACCTATGGAATAGTTAAAAGGGAGGCTACAAAAAATGGAATACGTAAAACAATTGGCGGATATAACGCTAAGCGATCGGAATAATTGTGCTCTTAATGCTATGTCAATCGTTCTGGGTAAGCCCTATTATGAGGTCTATAAGACGTTTTCAGATCATGGTAGGGTAGGGGGTAAGGGAAGTAGCGTTCGCATGATTACGACTGCTTTTAACGTCTTAAAACAAGGTACACCTGAAAAGGCAATGAATAATTGGCAGATGCCTACGAAATTAAAACTCTCGCTCAGTAAGTTTGCTAAGCAATATCCTAAGGGTAAGTACTATGTAATTAAATCACGTCATGCCCTTGCATTGATTGATGGGGTATGGTATGATAATCAAGTACCTAACCCCAGGTCTTACGTTAAATACTTTTTTAAGGTAGATTAATGATGCATAAAAGTGACTATCAGTTTAGAATTATTTGTAAAGTGCTGGATGTAAAAGATATAAATAAAATTAGAATCAATAAGAGGTATATTAAGGAGGTTCTGTCTATGGATAGGACTAATGCTAAAAATGAATGTAAACAATTAAAGGCGTAACATGAATAATTTTTATTGTAATGGTGAATGGTTTGATTCTTATGAGGCAGCACGTTCATATGCGGACGCTGTCCTTAGAATGGAGGGTAGGTATTACGTAGTGTATACTAAAGCTGAGAAGGATGCTACAATCAATCATGAAGAGGAGTGTGGAAAATGAATCGATATAGTGATGGGTATTATAATGATAGCTACTACGAACCTGAAGATGATGAAGATTTTGATGAATCAGAGTATGATGAAGAGTTAAATGAAGACGACAATGAAGACGGAGATGAAGATGAATAAAGAGCATGGTAGTCCTTATGATTTAGGTAGTGCAGATGCGTACTATCAACGTCCTATTAGTATCTCTAAAGAGTTTACTAAAGAGCAGGAGATGGAATACTTAAATGGATATTGGGATCAAGAGGCTAACGGGGATGTCAAGGATTACGGAGATGACGATTGACCATCTATTGGGGTATAGTTATTATATTGTTAGTGGTTGCTTACTTTATAGGGATTAACGAATGAAGACAGAAGAGTTTACTTATTATTTAGTTGGATTTGTTGTGGTATACTTGTCTATCCAGCTAGTACTTGCTTACTTCGGAGGCTATCTGTGACTAAAGTAGTGACAAAATCGTTTAACTGTGTTACAATATTAGGAGTTATGAAATGAGATGCTATTGCTGCGATAAGAATTTAAGTGATTTTGAGTCTACTCGTAAGAGTGTGACTACTGGGGACTACCTGGACATGTGTAATAAATGCTATTCAACAATCAAAGATGACATAATTTCAGAGGAAAGATATGACCTATATGACGGAGACGAAACAGAGCAAACCGAAGGAGACGACACCTATGAAGAATAAAAATAAAGTAGTAAAAGCTATTGACAAGGAAGTAGGAATACTGTATACTCTCTATAGAGTATTACTAAGTAGTCTTAAGTAGTTTTAAGTAGTTATTATATATTTATGTTTTCTATATAGTTATTGCAGTAGTTAACTTATAAGAGAGGTTTGTATGGGATACGATCAAGAGGCACACTATCACTTCACCTTGTGCGATGTAGTGGATTATGTCAGGCAATTTGGAGTAGACAAGGTAATGATTGATGTCTATGACCTACTGGCAGATGAGTGTAATACAAAGGTAAAGCAGATGGAGATGCCTTATGAACAATGAGATATGTTATCGGTGTGGGCTACCTAGGTATGAACCCATGAAAGAACTCACAGACGATGAGATTATCCAAACCTACGCTGAGATCGATGGCAGAGGGATTGTAGAGTTTGCTAGAGCAATACTAAGAAAGGCACAGGAGAAATGAAGACTAATGATTCAACATTCTTAAGGCACATTGAGTGTCAGAAGTGTGGATCAAGCGATGGGAATGCTTTATTCGATGATGGTCATACATTCTGTTATGTCTGTAAGGCTTACGAGAAAGCTTCCAGAGCCACGATAGAGGACTTAGAAGGGCTAGGTATCACCAGCTTCAAACAAACGCAACCAGAGGGCTATAAACCAGTGCTAGAGGCATTCAAGAATACAGAAGCAGTACATGTTGTGGAACGTGGTATATCCTCAGCTACTATGCACCACTTTGGGGCAGGTTCTGATGGTAAGAATTACTACTTTCCATATTGCGATGCAGCAGGGAAGGTAATTGCTGCCAAGATCAGAGGAGTAGAAGAGAAGACATTCAGTATTCAGGGTGACTGGAAGCACGCTACTCTATTCGGACAGAGTAAGTTTACCCCAGGTGGCAGGGCTATCACGATTACTGAGGGTGAGTTTGACGCACTTGCAGCATACCAGCTAACAGGGTCTAGGTTTCCAGTAGTGTCAGTACGCAATGGAGCACAGGCTGCACTGAAGGATTGTCGTGCAAGCTTTGAGTATCTTGATAGCTTTGAGCGTATCACTATCTGCTTTGATAACGATGAGCCAGGTAAGGCAGCAGCTAATCAGGTGGCTGAATTGTTTGGTGCTAAAGCACACATCTTCAAGCCTAAGCAGTCAGGTCTTAAGGATGCGTGTGATTACCTTGCTAAGGGATTGAACAAGGAGTTTGTTGATACGTGGTGGGATGCAGAGAAGTACGTACCTGATGGGATTGTCTCAGGCTCTACCTTGTGGGAGCTAGTCAATCAACCAGTAGAGAAGGCTGATGTGATGTATCCCTATATGGGACTAAATGATTTGACATACGGAATCCGTAGTGGAGAACTTGTCACAGTAACTGCAGGGTCAGGACTAGGTAAGTCTCAGTTCCTGCGTGAGATTGTGTGGCAGATTCTATCTAAGACAGAGGACAACATTGGTCTTATGTTCCTGGAAGAATCAGTTAAGAAAACTGCTAAGAGTTTGATGGCACTAGCTGCTAATAAACCCTTGCACTTACCCGATTGTGAAGTTACTGATGAGGAATTACGTGATGCGTTTGACAGAACTCTTGGTACAGATAGGTTATTTTTGTTTGATCACTTTGGCAGTACTAGTGTGGACAATATTATTAATCGTGTTCGCTTTATGGCTAGGGGCTTGAGCTGCAAGTACGTATTCGTAGACCACGTAAGCATTATTGTGTCTGCCCAGGAGTCAGGCGATGAACGTAAAGCTATCGATGAGATTATGACCAAGTTGCGTATGCTAGTGCAAGAGACTGGCATTGCTTTGTTTGTTGTGTCTCACCTTAAGCGTCCTGAATCTAAGGGGCATGAAGAGGGTGCAGCTACGTCATTAGCTCAGCTTAGGGGTAGTGGTAGTATCGCACAGTTAAGCGACATGGTGATAGGCTTAGAGCGTAATGGACAGGCAGCAGATCCAGCAGAGCGTAACACTACCTATGTCAGGGTACTGAAGAATCGTTTCAGTGGTCTTACAGGGTTAGCATGTAGGTTGTTGTATCGTAGGGATAGCGGACGTATGAATGAATTACCACCAGAGGAGAATAGTTTATGATAGAAAATAATCCTAATGCGTATAAGAAATTATCTCAATTGCATGAATGGGGTATTCCTTTTACAAATACTAGGAATGGAATCATTATAGATGATCATATTATGATTGCAAAGAATCGGAGTAGATGGAAAAAGTTAGGGGAATTAAACTGGTATCCTTACTATGGTTTAAAGAATCTGATAGAAGCTTTATACGATAATGCACTTGATGATTATGCTGCAGAGCAACAGAGTAGTAAACGTACTAAAATGAGCCCACCCATTAATCATGAGTGGAAAGACAAAAACAAAGAAGCACGGTATCGTGAAAAATATGAAGGAGCTACACAATGAAGAAGATTATACTTGCAGTAACACTATTTGTATGCTATAATATTAGTATGGCTTGCACCACTACAACGATTGTAAACGGAACGAAGATTGTAACATGCACGATATGTCCAACAAGCACAGTTTGCTACTAATTAAATGGTTAGGTACGGTGTTATGCTTGATAGGTATAGCTTTGACTAGCTTTAATATCTACCCTGCTAACATTGTATTTGGTCTGATTGGTTCAGGTTTATGGACATGGGCAGGGATAGTGCAGAAGGATTCACCATTAGTATTAGTAGAGTCAGCAGCTACTATATTGTACTTGTTTGGTATTATCCTTTATATTATTAACGCATTAACAAAGTGGGGAATTCTATGAGTTTGCTTCAACTAACCAAAGTAATTGACGCAGTAAATGAATTAGCATTGAAGGTACAGAAGCTAGAAATACAGGTACAATCTTTACTTTTAGACAAGGGTAAGCAGAATGTTGCACCTAAGTCAGCAAAGAAGAATGATTAAGTGTATTCTAATGTTTGTTATTGGGGGTGTGATTGGTTGGCAAGGTAATGTAACCTATACGAAGGTTCAAGAACTTACCTGTAGTGACTTTGCTACCAAGCATGCTATGTGGAGAGGTTTCTTATCTACTAAGGAAGGAGACATGAGATGTTTCTGGCTAGAAGATAAGTATCCCTGGAGAGTAAGGCAAGGAGTACCTGTACAATGAGCTTTACTATCATTACTAAAGATGGAATGCGTGTGGATCAGTGGTTCACCTCAGTAGAGCAGCTATTAAAATCAATGTTGGCTAACCCTGAAGATAGGTACTGGAGAAATAAATGAAGATTGTACTGGACATAGAAACAAACAGTACACACGATAAGATATGGTTAGCAGTTACTAGAGACATCGAGACAGGAGCAGTAGTATCATGGAAACAAGCAAGCGGATTACAAAAGTATTTGGACAGTTGCGATTTGATTATCATGCACAACGGATTAGCATTCGACAAGCCAGTACTAGAGAAGACTTGGAGCGTTACGATGAACCAGAACCTAGTGT